TTTAGGTATCTGTCCTACGTATAACATAGCGATCATCTCTCTCAAAGCTTTCGCCCATCCTGGTCTGCTATCTGCAACAGTTATAACTGTAGTGCTATCTTCAAAGTGCTCATTGACTATAGGTAGTTTGTCTACATTCTCTCTTTCAACAGAGAATCCTACTCCAGTTCCACACATGAGTATATACATACATTCATCAAAGCTACGAGGACTATCAACAGGTATGTAGCTACAGTTATATCCTGCAACATGGCATCTGTCTAAAGCTACACCAGCAGTCATTAGTGCTCTCATACTAGGCATGACACCTAGCGATACAATAGCATTGTTTAGTTTTTCTTTCAGAGCCTTGGTTAGATTATAACCATGCTTTTTATTAAGGTGATTTTCCATATAATCAGAGTATCTATCCACAGTTTCCAACCATGTCTCTCTTCTCTGTTCGTCATCTTTCCATCTTGCGTAGCGAGACAACGCAATAAAATTTTGGTAATCGGTGGGTAAATAATTATTCATCTGTCACTCCTAATAACTTTCAAACTTTTTACTTTCAAACCTTCCATGTCGTGAAAGACATCTTGCAAGTAGTCTTCTACTTCTATTTCTACCTTGCCATCAGCAGGTATCGGATATTCTTCTTCATCTACATAAATAGTACATAAAACTTTAAGTTGTATCATCTTCCTCAACGTTGTCTATAAGCTCACTGAGATACCATTTTGCTTTTTTTAGGTCTTCTACACCGTTTTTATATCTGTATCTCCAAAGATATTTCATAATATTTCCTTGTAAATAAAATTGAAAACCTTCTCCAGTCATAGCTTTAATAGCTTCAATGCATTCTATACCACTCTTGTTATAGTGAGGTGGACTGTTTACCATGTCTTGTATCTCTACGCTATCAGACTGTTCTTCGGCTTGTTTTGCTCTCATCTTCATGTACTCCAAATGCCTTAACATATTAATCTTTCTTTTTGAAATCAACTGTTATGACATTATCATTCGTTTTAATTGTTTTCAACGACTTTTTAACTTTTTCTCTTGGAAGATGTATGTCTGCTTGTTCTTCTAACATTTCTCTATATCTAGGATTTGTTTCCATCAAAGATACTGAGGCCGCAGTAAACCTTACATAATCCATTATAGCTAGATAATCATCTCTATCTAATTTATTATCGTGCTGAGTGATTATATTAATATGAAAATCACCAGTCCATCTATTCTCATCGTCAACCATTGGACTCATTACTAAGAAAAAATCATCTCTTCCTGGTGGTTTACCTTGTTTGTCTTTCATATGTAGTCTCCCTATTTTATTTTAATTCCATTATACTTAATAAACTTTGGGTGTTTATCCTTACCCTTTTCTTTTAACCAATCTTCAGGTATTATTCTATCGTAATAACGAAAGCCATACTTGATACACCATTGTGCATATGTTGATTTAGCACCTTTTCTAAGTTTGTTTCTACTGTTTTCAAATACAAATCTAATATCTAAAGAGGGATGTTGCTTTTTTATGGCAAGATGTTTTCTTCTATCAGCAGCTATAAATCTGCCTTTTGTCTCTATTATTATTCCATTTTTAAGTATGAAATCTGGAGTATAGGTGCGATAGGCTAAATCTTGCCACTCTATTTTTATAGTCTCGTATGTAAATTTATACTTTAGACTTTTAAGATAGAGAGAAAGTTTATGCTCTAAGCCACTCCTATATCCATTCTTTAATGCATTACGATACGCTCTGTGAGGAGACACTACGTAACATTCCATATTTTTTTAGCTTTCTCTTTCATATCGCTAGACCACATCCAAGAGTCATAGTTAGGATACATAAGAGATGCTAACTCGTGTTTATCATCACTGATAGACAAAAACTTCTGTATACTAAAAGCCACTTTCTTTAATTGCTTTTTGTACGCAGACAGATTCTTTAATGGAAACTTTTTGTAGTCTTTTGGACTAGCAAAGAACAGTTCCACTTTCTTTTTAGGATATGCCATAGAGTACAAAGCCATTTGTCTGTGTTGTGCTTCAGTTGGCTTTGAAGGCATCCTACTTGTTGTCTTTAGATCTACTATAGTGTCTTTGAATCTGAAGTCAATATACCCCATTATTGGCACGGGTAGATCCTCAACCTCTACTTCAACTTTCTCTTGGTAATCTTCAAGAGTTTCATAGTTAAAGTTTTTATCTATTATATTACCATAGTCTTTCAAGACTTTCTTTTCTTTGATTGTTTTCATATCACCTAAATCTAGATTAGCTTCTGCACACAGTGACATAAATTTAACATCTAAAAGATCAAAGTCAAAGAAACCTTTCTCATACTTATTTGATAGTACAAACTCTTCTGCTATACCTCTCATAGCACCTGCACCACCTTGAGATTTAGCATTGAATAAATATCTAGCAACCCACATTGGAGTATCACTAATATAAGTATTTATACTACTCGGAGAAAGATAGTTTATGTTATGAACCTTGAAGGGATTATTACTTCTCGTCATTATCATCAACTTCAATGAACTCGTCTACAACCTTCATATCCTCTTCAGATACGTTGTTGCGATTCTTTTCATCCCAAGATGATGATATGTATCCATTAAATCCCTCAACCCAAGCTATGAAGTTACCAAAAATTTCTTGTTCTTTTTCGTCTACTTTTAAAACTTGTTTATAGTTAGGATTTATTTTTGGAACAAAAAATGAACCACCACTCTGTAAAGGTTTTGCTTCTGTTGTTAATTTCATAGTATGCTGAACGGGTAATCTTTTCATAGTTGATAGTGCCTTAAAAGTTTCACCTACTATTTTAAAGGCAGTCGCACCTGTAACTTCCCAAATAAAAGGAACATCTTTTATTTCTTTATCTGAATCAGTGCCATCGCTGTTTATAACTTTGTCAAAAGTCACAGTTCCAAAAACACTTCTTACTCTATCTACTGCTTTAATTTGCTCTTGCATTTTTACATCAAGGCTTTTGAAGTCCTTAATATACCCACTAGGTCTACCACAGTTAAAAGTGCCACCACTATCTTTGAGGTCTACATTCAAGTTGTCAGACATTAAGGACTTAACGTAGTAGCCTTTTTTACCCTCAAGACCATTAACCCATTTTCTTAAAAAGAATCTTTGCATAAAAGGTCGTATGGTTAAACCTTTTGCATAGTAGTGGGTATTGTTTTCTTCAGGAAATTCTAAAAAGAATGATCCAGGATTTACTTTAACGACAGTCTCTATGACACCATCAACTTCTTTTTGACCCATAATTGTTTCTTTTGAAAGTTTCAATCTAGGTAACGTACTTGCAGACTTACTGCTTTCTTGTTCCATACCCATGGCTTTTGCCATCGCAGAATAATTATCTGTATTTATGCTTACAATATTGCTCATGTAAATGATCTCCTATAAAAGTTCCCTAGTTTTATCATACAACGTCTTTAGTGTCAAGCCAATTATCCCCTAACTTTACATCTAATTTTAGTGGCACATTGAACTCTATTTTAAATTGTATCTGAATTAAATCTTTCAAGATGCTATCTACAGTTTTTATTACAGATAGAACCTCTTTTTCTTCAGATGGATGAACGTCTATGACTATACTATCATGCACACTATTAACTATACATGACTGTAAATTTTTTAGTTTGTCTTCAATATCAAGTAAGACACAAGGAACTATATCAGCAGTAGCAAACGATTGCACTGGATAGTTCTTAACTTGTGTGAAGTGTGATATCTTACCACTTGAGTACCTTTGTACATCAGGAAACTCAAACTCCCTACCACTTGGTGTAGTTATCTTACCGTCATTTAAAACTTCTTTAGCCAATCGGGAGTGCCATAACTCAATCTCTTTGTACTTTTTCGTGAAGTGCTTATAATATGTAGCTTGAGCAGGCGATCTCCCAAACCCCGTTGCTCCGTAGAGGGGTGCAAAGGTGTGAGCTTTCGCTTCTTGCCTAGAAGTTTTCTCCCCAGCATCAGTAATAACACTAGCAGTATAACTATGCACATCAAATCCATTTTGAATCTCCTTCATTGCAGTTTTATCTTGTGATAGAAAGGCTGCAGTTCTAAACTCTAACTGAGCAAAGTCTGCTTCCAATATCTTTCCCCCTTCCCATCTTGATACAAACACTCG